TCTAATGGTTTAAACACTTTATCTTCATAAGAAGGGTCAGCACTAAAAGGCCATAATAATCTATAATCCATTAGGGTTTCATCCGAGTGCGGCCTATTCACAATTTCTAACGCTACTGTTTTCGCCATTAAGTCATCTATTGTTAATAAACCATAAACAGGATTATCTTCTAATTCTTCATAAGCCCGTCTAAGGTTTTTTATATCCTTTTTAGCAAGTTCTCCATGAAACCAATGTAAAACTTCCGCAACTCTTTCATCAAAATTTTCTGATTCGGCTGTTTCAGGACTAACTTGTAATATATATCTTTTTATACTATCTACATAGTCTTGTACTTCAGATGTTCTTGATTTAACTTCTGCCCATCTTTCTATAAATGTATCAATTGGTATATTTAATGACTCAAATGTAAGTGTTTCAGTTTCTGCTTCAACATAAGTTTCTTCACTTTCTTCCATTTCATCTAATATTTCTTGTATTATTGGGTCATCTACTTCAGTTGGCGAAAGTTTATAAAAATATCTACTTTCAGGAGTTTGATTTTTAATATCTTCTAAACTAATATCATTGTTAAAATATCTACCATCTTTAATTTTTCTTTCTAATTCCTGCAAAAAAGCAGTACCTTTTAATCTTGCTGGTATTTTATCGCCATCGATTATTAAAGTATTTATATTAGAATTTTCTATACCTTCTAAAAATGAACTAATAGATAATTTTAATAATTTCTTAAATGCAGCATTATTTATTTTATCAAATGTTTCACTATTAAAGCCTCGAATTTCTTCTAATTTTTCTAATTCTTCATCATGAGAAAATAACCAATTAGCAAGATTCATTTTTAATTGTCTTACATTGCTAATAAATGAAGTATTTGTTATAATAATACTTGGGTTTTCTTGGCCATCTATTACACTAGTATATGCAGTTTTAGGAAAAATAAAATTACCTAGTACTTCTATTGCTAGTTCTTCAGTATAGGGGTCATTTTCATTAATCCCTGTATAACCTTTTATTCTATCAACATAGGTTGTTTCATCAGTAGTCAAAAGATGTTCACCCCACTATGGCGTAAACCTCTAAATTTGTCCATGAGTTTGATTCAATTCTTAGACCATCACTACACATAATATCTAAACTGTTGTAAAGATATTGTAAATCTCCTTGACTTCCATCTGAAGCATAATTATATAAGAATTTAGCAATTAAACCGTGTGTATCTCCATCTGCTGAATCAATAACTAACCCTGCATCAGAAGCGTCGGTTGTTAAATCTTCATCAACTGTAACTACTGTTGAAGTTAAATTAGTAATAGTCATAGATGCTATATCATTATCTGACTCATCAGCACCTGAAGTAGCAATTTTTTGACCAATGTATAAACCTTTATCAGCCCAAGTTCCACTACTTAATGTAATTGTATTTGCAGTTGCTGCTAAAGCAACGGCGGCTGGCACAGTAAAACCTGAACCTATATTATTTTCATAAACACTAACAATTGAAGTAATATTAGTGCCGGGGTTAGTACCTAAAATCATTATTCCTTTCAAAATACAAGGATTTCTATGAGAACCCCTGTTAGCGTCATTAAATTGATTTAAGATTTTAACGACATTTGTATTTTCTGTAACTCTTATGCTTCTGAACCTAGCCATAATATCACCGACTTAGTTACCACTACCTGTAAACCCACTTATAAACTTATAGGCAGGTTTACAGATAGTAGACATAAATATTATTATTCTTCCTCTTCTGACGATAATAAACCTAATAAGGTTGATTTCGTATCTAAATTAGAATATTCTAATCCGCGTTCATCGCATAGAGCCTGTAATTCAGATTTAGTCATTGAAAGAGAAGGTTCCTGTTGGGCTTCATCGGAAGATTCTTCTTCCTCCACCACAACAGTTTCTTCAACAGTTTCTTCTACTGTTTCAGTAGTTTCTTCTGTTGTTTCACCTTCAATTTCCCAACCGTTATCATTACTTAATCTAGGCAACCAATCGTCGGGTACTTCTGTCCACATATTAGGATAAAATTCTTTACCGTAAATACGGCAAAATCCATTTACATATCGTACACGAACCATTTAATTCACCCTCAGATTAATCCCCAAACTCTTACTCTAATTTCACCAATGTTATCAGTATTAGATGCGGCAGGAGCATGAATTTGAAATTCATTTCTGTTTGCACCCTGTTGGTATTTACCACCATCGGCTGCTCCAGATGCAACTTCTGCACAAATCATAGATACTGCATATCCACCAGCAATAGTATCTGTTGAAATACCAGATACTACTACACAAGAAATTTCACTTAAGCCTAAACTAGAGGCAGTAATTGTTTCCCCGTTAGCGGTATATGAAGTAATATCAATACTAGCATCTACTACATATTCATTACCTACAACTCTAGGTTTATCGGAACCTAAATGGTCACTAATTAGTGTTACTGTATGAGTCATCTTATATCACTCTCACGATAGGTTTGTGATTTTACCTTGTCCTTTAAAGAAAGTACAAACTAATTCAGCAATCGTTCTATACATACCACGGTTTCCGAGTTTTCCAACGCCGAATGGGTCGCCAGAATCAATTCCACCCTCAAAGTATTCAGTAGGTTTTAGAGTACATAGGAAAAGATGGTCAGTATCTAGGATAAAAATATCCGATAGACCACTACCTGAACCAGTACTTCCCATATCCTTACAAGGAATAATAGGAATATCGTGGTAAGTAGCAACCTTGAAACCAACTTCTCTACCTTTAACTCCGCGTACACCATTATGACTAGGCATAATTTCAGTTCGACCCATGAATCTTTCTTGAGATTGTAGTAATTCACCGAGGGCTTGAATTGTATCATACCCTGTTAGAATAACCTTTGGAGAACCGCCTCTAATCTGTAACTCACGCAAGGTTGTGTTAAGAATATTTAGAGTTAATGGCCTTCGTGCAGCATAACTTGTTCCATAATCTACATATGCGTTTAGCCAATCTGCACCTGAAGATGCCCTAGCATGACCATACATATTAATTAATTGTGCGTTTGCTGTTTGTGTACCAGTTAAAATTACTCCACCGTCCATAGCATCAATTTCAGCATATGAAGAAACAACCTTATACAAAGATGTTAGGTTATTTCCAATTCCGCTAATTGATGAACCACCGCTAAGATGAGATTCTAACGGCATTAAAGCCATATGATTCATTACTTCTGCGTGAGAAACTCCGACTTCTTCACGGTAAGCAGCCATAATGTCTCCTACACCGTCATCAATCTTAGCCATAGCAGCAGCAAGTTCTGAAATCTCAAACTGATGTGCAATAGTTTTTGGGCTAGCATACATTACATCATATACTGGCTTCAATGGACTTAATCCATCAGTAGCACTTGTTGTAAATTCTGCGTTTTCTGCTACACCACCAATGTTTGCTTCTGTTAAAGAACCGTGACCAGTTCCACCGGAAGTATTCCAAACATCACCTGCTCCACCTAGAGCGCGTTCTTTAAGAATACGCCAACCGGAGGAACTCCAAGGTTTCTTAGGCAAAACACTTAATGCGTTAATTTCGCGGTTAAGCATTGACCAAACTTTTTGTCCATAAACAATGTTATATAATCCACTAGGGTTTGCAGCAGAAGTTAATGTGGTATCGTGAACTGAATGAATTCCAGATTCAACACCTGCGGCCTTTAATAGACCAAAACCTGCTCCGCCGTAAGTGGCTCTTTCTAAATCTTGTATTGTTCTAATTGTATTTACACTCATTTAAAATCACTCTCCCTTTAAATCACGGACAAGTTGGTTAACTTCTTCCCATGATAATTCTCCTACATTCTGCATTTTAATAACCATTTCTTCACTAAGTTGTGGTCCTGCTGCAACAGCATCAACCTGCTTAGTAATAACTTCGTTATTTGCTTCAAGAGACTTTCGCAATTCTGCGAATTCTGCTTTTAGTGAAGCAACTTCTGATGCAGCATCGTAACTAGCCTTCTCAATTGCGGCTGCTTCTGCGGCCAATTCACTAGCATAAATTGCTTCAAATTGTTCCTTAATTACATCATATGTTCTTGCTTCTTCTTTTTCTAACTTAAATTGCTCGTAAGCCTTTGCTAAAGTTTCTTCACTCAAATCTAGTGAGGAAACTGAATCAGACTTTCTCGTAATATAGTCCTTAAATTCTCCACTATAACGACCAGTTAAAGCACCGTCAATTCGGGACTGTCCTGTTTCGTTATGTCCATAAACGACTGATTCGGCCTTTTTCTCATCTCCGTCGTCTAAATTTTCTACTTCTTCTTCATCTTCGGCCTTATTTTCCATCATAAGTTCTTTATCTCCTTCTTCAGCATCCATCATTTCAAAATCTCTACGAGGTTCTTCTTCTGGTGCTCCTTCAAAGGCATCATCTTTCCTAATATCGACCTGCTCTCTTAGAGCAGATACTACTTCATTAAATTCTTCTAATGCTTTTGCTATTTCTTCAGACATTTTATCATCTCTTTTATTTTCTTTTACTATATCGAATTTCGCTTCGGGGTTTATTCCTTCTTCACAAATCGTCACTTCATGTAACTCCAACTTATCTATTTCCTTATATGTTCCTATGTCGGGGTCATATCGGTTGGACTTGTGAAGTGCTTGTCCCCCGATACTGAAAGAGCGTAAATTCCCCCTACGAATTTCACGCCCTACTTCTCTTGCCTTTTCTATATCATCTCTTAACTTAATAACTACAAATAGTCCGGTATCATCAACATTTGTTTTTAATACATTACCCTTTGAATCTGTCCAAGAATCAATAACTTCACCCACTTGAACATTTGAATGGGTTATCATAACATTTTTGTAGTCACCTTTCATAAATTTATTTGACGCATCTTTTAATGCATCTAATGTGATTAAATCATTTTGTTTATCAACCACATCAACAGACGCATAACCAGCGATAACTAATGGTTCATTCTTAAGAGACTTTAAGATAACTAATTCGCTACCAGCCCCATAATGTGAACCTAACATAGTTGTGCTAAGAGCCATTGTTAGTCATCTATACATTATACTATATAAAGTTAATTAGAAAACTTAAGTTTTTTATACTTATCGTCATAGATATTTACTAATCCTTCGTCGCTAGATTTCGGAGTTGGTTTGGTTTTATACCCTGTCCAAACTATCCATTTTCTTTCATCTTTAATAGGTACTACTCTAAAATGTATTTTACCATCA